GAAGGACCTACTTCTCTAATCTCTACAAACACAGGTCTTGTTGCATCCTTAGTTGCAAAGAACAAGTCGATCTTTGTTAAGTACACCCCTGATGTCAACGTGAAGTTGTTAAAGTTGCCAATATTAAATGTTTGAGCTATTGGATCTACTGTGTGATCATATCCTGGGAAGTTGAGATCCTGCTGCCTTCTAAATTCAGCAACTTGCTCAGGCGTGGCATCTATAGGTTCAAACTCTTCAGCAAACCCAGCGCTGCTATCCCATGTATCAGTCAAATTCCTTACATTGACACGTGCACTTCCATCTGGGTTTCGATCTGGCGTAAGCTCTATTACATGGCTAGCCACTCTTATCTCTTGACTTGACTCAGATGAAATAGTACGCGAATCTGTGACAGTAGTCTGCACAGTTTCGTATGTACGTGTTGAAATAATTGTATCCTGTACCGTCTGAGTAGTTCCGCGTGATGTATATGTAGCTTCACCAGAGGTAGTAACCAGACCTGTGCCAGTTTGATTCTGAGCGTTGTCAGAAAGTCTTAGCCTTCTTGATCCTGATCTGAATCTTATTGAGTTATCATTAGGTATTCTAAGTCTGCAATATACATCACCGTTGCCATCAGAAAGGATATTGCTACCTTCAGCGGCCGTACCAGCAAACGAAGAGCTTGTTGGAGTAATATAATTAGATACATCAACGCCATCAAAGAATGCATATAGTCTTGCGTTGGGCTTGAATCCTCGACCCGTAACATTAACAATGCGTGAGCGCATGAATGGAATAGCGTCTGTATTGACGACACTTGATCCAGCATTTCTCGTTGTAGTTCTTGGAACTACTGTTGATTGTATTCCTGTTCTTACTTGCTGCTCTGAAACTGACGTTACGACAGTCTGATACTCTCCAGCACCGACAATAACACCGTTAGGACCACCCTCTCCGCCAAGTGGAGTCTTAGCCTCTACTCTTATGCTAGCATCGCCTACGTTCTGAGACGTAGATCCAGACCACATTGTTTCCCAGTTACCCCAATCGGTTGTCCAAGATGCTTGACCTACTGCAATGTTGTCGTTAGTATTTTCTTCGTTTATTACTAGATCCGGAGCCTGTACAGTATCTGTCCAGAAGTCGGTATCTGGAGACAGGGTAAGTTGACCTAAGAAGCTCCAGAACAGACCAGCAGCATTTCTAGTGGTAGACGCATACGGTTGATTAATTACACGGCGATGTGCGTAGTTGATAGAGGCCAGTTTGCCTGTAACAGGTACATATGTATCGCTTATAGTTCCAGATGAGCTGCTGGTGCCACCAGTGGCTGTGGCGCTAGCAGCGAAAGTACCAGCTACATTTTCTAGATATAATCTTCTACCTACTTGATATACTAATTTACCAGATGCAGCACCTGCTGTAACAGTTTCTCCTACCGTAAATGTATCCGCACCGCCGACAGTTATTCTAGCGTCCTTGGGTCCAACAATGACATTTGTGCTATTGCTAGACTGGAATTTCATGTCAATATTGTTTAGAGTAAAAGGAGGCCGCATTGATCCTTGAGCCCTATCAATAGATATTTTATAGTTAGGATCTATAACATTACCAATATTGTGGCCAGAGAAGTTATCTACCATAATACCATTTTTGAATCGGTCGACGCCACTGCTCGTTGCAAACTTTAGATTAGTAGCTTCGTTTTCAAGTAAAGAAAGTCTTGTGTAGTATTCTACGCGATCGAGTCTATCTTTGATACGGCCGATGTCGCGCATTGTATATCTTTCGACGCGAGTAGGCACAACCTTACAAGCAAGATCGCTACGTTTATAATCCTGCCCGACAAATGTTGAAAGAGAGGGATAAGGTGTTACTGCTATTTGAGCTAGCGGGAGATGGCCATCAGGCTCTTCTGGTTGGGCTGGGCTCAATCCCGGCTGCCCGCTAGTAACTTTTAAATTACCTGTGGAGTCCATGCTGACTAAATCACGACGAGATAGATAGTAATCAAGATCAAAGTTTGCAGTAATGCTAGGCGCCATGAACTTCAAACCACCAGCAGGAGATGTTACTGCACTTCCTTCTACGGGGTTGATAGATATGTTAGATAACGATGTTACGTTATTAGCAGTATCAGTAATTCTAGGTCTAATATCAATACTATTTCTTAGATCGTACGATCGACCACTAACAGGAGAGCGATATATGGGTATCTCTTGAGTCGTTATTGCAGTTGTATTCGCTGTATTGCTATCATCGATAGGATAAGAGTCTACTGAGAAGTATCCAATACCTTGTGATGTGTCGTGAGTGAAGTAGTTGAGCTTAACCAGATATACATCACCAGCGGAAGCAGTCTGGCCAGGAGCCAGTTTAAGTTTACCGTGCTTATATAGATTATCAGTCTGTCCAGTATCGATTGCAAAGCTAGATGTTACGTCTTCACCATCAGTTGTAGTGGCAAAGGCAGTGTTGCCGGTTAGCTTCCTTACTTCGATTAGCTTGTGTACATCAGATACACCGAGATTCCAAGGTCCAGTTGTGTTCGTGGTACCATTAGATTGGTTCACTGTCAGCTCTACATAACGATTGGATCTATAGTCCTTGGCAATCTCTCGACCGTCGATCTTGTCGAGGCGGGTTGTAACAGTGGCTGAGACCGTAGATGACAGCGTCTCCTGCATGTCAAAGGTTGCACCGGTAGTTGATACTATGTTTACTTCTCTCTGGGATCCATCCCCTCCAGCTCCGGACATATCTATTACATGACCAGGCAAAAATTCTTTTGTTATAGCTTGGGTGCTTATAGGAGCGAGAGATGATTCTTGAGTTGTAAGTGTTGTAGAGCTTACTGCTGTTACAAGGAAGGTGTTAGCGTACGTAGCGACTTTGACTCTATCCCCGATGTTAAACTTAGTGTCAGCGTTAGTCAAACCTGTTATGGTGTTGGCTCCTGCAGAGATAGATCCCGAATCAACCGTACCTGCACTAGCAGCATTATCGTTCAATACAACGTGAAAATTAGTACGCGTATTTGTATCAGATATCACGCCTGTGCCAAATGGGAATCTTTCATCAGCTGCACCAGTAGCGACACTGAAGGTACCGTCTGTTGCTATAGTAACGTCAAACTCTTTTAAGAAGGTGAAGTTATTATCAAGATTGCCTGTTACATCTCTTATAGTTTTTACACTGTTTATTGGTAGCTGATAGATTGCTCTATTAAAGTCATTCTCTACGATAGTAGCAGATCCACTAGAAAGAACAATATCAGCAACACCGTTTGCTTGGTTAGTTGAACTATTGTCGATATGCAAAGATTTTACATCAGCAAAAGTATTGGTTGTAGTCTCGACGTCGTAGATATATAAGTTGTAAAGAGCCTCAGCAGATCCCTTAGTACCCGATGAATATTCGACAGCTCGTACGCGCGCAGTTCCTACTTCGCTACCAACTAATGAGCCAGAGCCGGAAAATACATTATTGGATACAGCGCGACTAGCAGCACTTCTTAGCGACACGTTGCTGTGGGTATTCACGTCCCATACACCAGCTACTTCTTTAACAGTAATGTAGTTACCGTAGTTAGATGTAATAGCTACGCCTTCAATCGATTCGTGCGTATTAGATTTAGATATGCTGATGGGAAGCGTCTGCAGGGTCTCGTAGTCATACCCTTTTACAAATGCCTTGCCTGGCTCAACATCGACAACCAGTTTAGTAATGCTGCCACCATTACCTGATAGATACTTACCTTGATTGTTAGCTTGATTCAAATGCTCTCTGAGTCTTACATCAAGACCCTCAACGACGAAGTTGCCACTAGTATTGAAAGATCTACGGGCAAGGTGTTCGTTAACTTTTGAATATTCAGTCTTCGGTCTATTAGAAACTAGGAAGCCGTTGTCTACTCTAGTAAGTTCTACGAAGTTAGACCCAGTGTTGGCTGTAGGAGCATACTTGGCAAGTGTTGGTGTAAGTTTGAGTCTTGCAGCTCCTGGAGCAGCATAGTTATATGAACCAGACGCAGGGTCAAGTAGTGTGGAGTCTGTCTCTTCAGTGACAATAGACTCGACGACCTCGAGGCCAATCTTGAATGAGCTAACAGTATCGTAACTTCCAAGAATTAAAGATTGAGCTTCTACTCTGATGAAATGATCTTTAGCAAAAATAATTCCTTCACTAATCGATACACGAGTAGCAAGACCTGCAGAGGATGTACCAGATGCCACATTGGCAGTAAATCCACCAGTGTTGGCAGTAATAGTTTCACCTAACGTGAATACAGTGTTGCCAACATTGCTTACTGAACCAGTGTCAATATATTTTACATAGAGGGTTTTAAGGTTAGGATCTTCAGCCTCAGATCCTGTAGCCGTAGAGACGACTACCGCAGTAGCATTAGATGTGGATCCAACAACTTGCGTGCCAATAAAATTATTAGCATTTACAACGACAGCACTTGAATCATTATCGCGCAGCTTAACATATGACAGAAGCTCTATCTGAGGTTCAACACCTGTAAGAATAGCCCCTTCTTTGAATACATGCTCGCCAAATCTATCGATCTGGTTTTGCAGTATAGTCTGCATTTGTGTTAACTCACGACCCTGTACAGCTAAACCAGGACGATAGAGCACGCGATGAAAGTTCTTGCTCTCATCGAAATCGTCATAGTAAGGATCTACGTTAAAGTTTGTAGACAATGTTACTGTGTTAGCTATGGCCATCTTTCATCCTATTAATACTGCAATGTTATTTTAATATCTTCTATTTGATCGTATGTTCTTACGGACACAACACGATTTTCCAAATACATTATGTCGCCTTTATAAGGCTCTAGCTCACCGGTTGTTATGGATGATACGTTACAAGTAACTAATGATGTATTACCTGTCAAGATTTCATTTTGGAATATGCCGTTTATACCTACAACTTTTATATCGCCACGAGTATTAGTATTGTCCGTGTTAGCAAAATAAACTACTCTTGCGCTGGCACCTGATAACGCTCCATTAACCATCTCGTCGCGCTGAGGTATACCTGTGAGGTTAATTACAGATAGCCTCGTCGTTTGATCGTAGGCGTTATCTACTGCATAGGCACCGTTGCTGCTCAGCACTGGATTTTTTAACATACCAATAACTCTAAAGTCATTGTTAGAAGGAAGATTGTTTCCTTCGGTACCACTTAGTCGTACACTTAAAGTTAGGTTATGAGCGTTGAGCTCATCTACAGGATCAGAGCCATGTCCTCCAGGTGGTGATATTCTTGGTACCGCTATAGCTCCTGTTCCAACTGCAGCTGTAATAGCAACATTAGCTTTAGAGTAGCTAGTGCCTATACCAACCATATTTATCTGTTTAATTTGACCCGATTGTACATTGGCGTACGCTGTTGCTCCTGTGCCATCCCCTAAAACTGTTACCAGAGGTCCTATATGAAATGTGCTGGTAGAGTTAGGCGTAACGCTGAAAGCTGTATCCACAGTAAGAGCTTTAGTATCGCCTACGAAGCTACTTACTCCTCTTATTTGACCTGCTCCTAATCCAGAGGATATAAAGATTGTGGAGCCTTGATAATAATTGTCTAACGTGCTAGCTCCACTGTCTATTGTTACGACAGAGGAATTGGTAACACTCTGCAAGGTATTGGATCTTTGAATATATCCCGATCCATTAGACGTCACATCGATTACGTGTATTGCACCATTGGCAGCTGCTTGCTGCACATCCCACTGGGCGCTGCTATCGTCGGCAGCCAATCTTTTTATAGGCATGTAGTTAGGTGTGACAAATTTAATAACTTCGGCAGCTGTCACGGTATACATGAACTTCCATCTATACCCATCAGGCGTATTAAAAATAGTTGTCCCTGTACCTGTTGGTTCTACAGTGGAAGCTGTTCCTCTGTTATTAAATATACACTTGTATACGTTGTTTGCATATGTTAGTACGTAGAAAACCTTGTTGACCTCATCAATAAGATTATCATACTCATCGTACACAGTGCCTGTTGTCCAATTGTATCTTGGTATAGAGAACGACATATCGTTAGCGGTTATCTTTTTAGCGCCAATCATATCTCGCCAGGGATCATAATCCACGCACGTAGGAGATTCCACGAGTGCTGGAGCAGTATCGCCATTGGGCCAGGCTTGAACTCGACCAATGAAAAGATACAGATGGTCAGGTGCCGTCTCAGTAAACGCTTCTTTGAATTGAGCTGCGTTGTAAATTTTAAATCTTCTTGTTACTAAAGCAGGCATACGATTACTCTGTTAATGATTATAATATTTAGGTCAGTTTGTTAGCTAGTGTATAAGAATGTGCTATTATTAACTAATACTAGATCTCCGTTACTATAAGCAACGTTTGCGGTAACAGACAATGTATTGGCATCGTCTATACTACCAACAGTCAACGTAATTTCTTCACCTGTTCCGTTGACATTTTGTAGGAACAGGGTAGAGCCAGCATTAAGATCTGTTACAAATGATGTGCTAAGGCCATCGAATATCTTATTACCTGGTAAGGCATTGATAATGATGCCGTCATAATCTGCAACTTGCGATGCTGATAGATCGGTAATAGTGTTGGCAGAGAAGTTGCTCATTGTACCTACACCTACCTGTAGTACTGTAGGTGATGGAATAGTTGTAGTCGTTGGTATATTGACACTATTGAATGAAACGTCCAGCTCGATATTCGTTGGAATGCTTAGCGTAGAAGCTATAGAAGGCATATCAAACAACATGGCAAGTTGGGTTATGTTGCCAAACGTAGTAGTAGAAGGTATAGATCCAATTGTTATAGTTGGATTGACACTAGTGGTACCAAATTGCACTGTTGAGGATATAGAGTCGGCAACAGCAAACTCAATAGCATAATAGATATACGTATCTGCCGAGAACGCCATAGCAGCTTCGGACTCTATACGCAGATCAGCAAATAAATTAATGCCTCCAGGGTGAAGTACGCTCTTTACAATCTCTCGATAGGTATCTAAAGACTGGTCAGTTCTCAACACATAAGAGAATTGTTGGTAATAATAGTTATCCTGTAGCTTGTTGTTCCAAGATATAAAACCTTTTGTGTCAGTGTATTTTCCATCGTAGTTTACGATACCTGTAACACGTCCAGCGCCTGTTGCATCTTGTGCTGCTCTGGAAAGATTGTTTATAGTGATCGGCTCAATACGATTGTAGCCTGATCCAGCATTTACAACTGATACAGATGTAATAGATCCGCCCGTTGACGAGGCAATTACGTTAGCATTGAATCCTTTTATACCACCGCTACCATCTGGTATCAGCTGGTCTGCAATAGCGTCTTCTCTTACGCTTACAGTAGGTATCTCTTCATAACCAGATCCTCTTGTGAGGGCAACTATAGAGGTTATGGTTCCAACTGTCGTATTTGATGTACCTAACGCGACACCTAGAACAGTACTTGAATTGGCAATTGCAAGATTGGCACTAATGGCACCAGTGTTTGACGAAATGTAGGTGTTTGCATTGATACGCGTATCTTTTAAATCTGATATTGTATCCTCAAACGTAGGTATTACTTCCGTGTTATTAATACCGCCAACGCTAAAGTTGGCTCCCGTACCACCGCCTCCGGTTATTGATATTACAGAACCTAATGTAAAGCCGCTACCCCCATCAACAAGCGTAGGAATAATACTGGAATCATCGACAGTTAATACAGTACCGTTAGCACCTGTGCCTGATGTGGCAACGTACGATACCTGATCGCCTACACGGTGCTCCGATCCTCCAAAATCTATGATCAAATTCTGCAGGGGACCAACAGATGATACAATAGTACCACTTAAACCTTCGTCGGTTGTAACAGATTCAGTATCTTGGAATGTACCTCTTACATTAATAAGAAATATTTCAAAAACTTCAATGCCTAATTCAAGAGTTGCTACAACTCTATCGACTTTTGCTGTAGCACCGGACGCTGATCCAGTAATGTTCTTACCACCCAAATTGTATAGGTTGCCACTAAAAGGAGCAGATAATCTTAGAGACGTTTCTTGAACCCAGCGGCCATCAGATACGCGTAGCATATCTTGGCCAGGATAGTAGAAATCAATCTCATCATCGTATAATATTCTAAAAAGGAGCTTGTATGCTTGTTCGGTACCCTTGGCTCGGTAGAGTTCTTTTATTCTCGATATCAGCAGAGCTTTGTCTGCAATAATCTCTTCAGGGAAGTCTGCTAATACCTCTCGTTGAAAGTATTTGACAAATTCTTCGTCAGTGTTATCGATGTCAGCGTAATTAAGAAGATTTTTAGAACGGTCGGTAACCTGATTGGATGTTTCCAACCATTCATAGTATGCTCGCATGAACGCTTTGAACTTAGGACCTTCGGTATCTAAGAACTCGGGCAGCAGTTCATCTACAAGTATTGAAGACTTGTTGTTTGTTGTCATTAAAATACCGTTGAGATGACACCAGAGCCTACGACAGTTGCACTACTACCTTGAGTGCTTACGTTAGACGTTGATGAAGTTATTCTCTTGAGCTTAGTGTCATACAGAGATATGCTTGCCTCTGTAATTGCGAGTATCTGATTTCGTATGCTAGATATTGTTCCTTCGCGAGGTACAGCGTATATCTGAAGAGCAGCACCTTGGTATCCAGAAATAATAATTTGATTAAGCGTAACAAGACCTGTATCATAATCGACAGTGCCTGCCGTCTTATTTGTATAAATTCTTATATTGGATTCGTCAAAATAGTACACTCGTACATTGCCAAACCCATCATCATCAAAATAGGAAGCAATGTTCGACTCATATGTAAACGCGCTCGACGTAATTGTCAGACCTCGGCCTGTGTGAGCTTGAGGAGTAACGCTTAACGTAATTCCGCCCGATATATTCAACAGACTGCTGTTGAAAGGAATATTATAGGTTGTAGGTGATGTTGTAATAGGTATAAAGTTTTTCATCATCTTGAGATCTATCTCAATGCTGGAGATAGCTTCATTAGCTGGATATATCTGTCTGATCAGTTCTGAAGAGACATAGTCCTTACTAAAGGATACCAGATCAGAAAGCTCATACTGTATCAGCTTGTTGCCTATAGTCGATACAATTGCACCTGCGGTAGATGACGTGATGTTAGGATTGTATCTTACCCTAACTGTAGGAACAATAAACTTGTAAGTCGGATCTACAACCTCAGGGGTTATAGAAAGTACATTCTTGTTTGCCAGATAAGTTTCAATATCATTCTTTCTGGTTTGAGAAACAAAGAAGCCGGTGTTAGGTTTTACTGAAAGAAATACCTTGCCGTAGGTAGGAGGATTGTTTTCCTGGCCACCCCATACGGACACAGCTCCTATGTCTCCAAAGTTATTTCTTATTAACGCCTCGTAGTCACCTGTAGTAACCGCTCGGTTCTGGGCTTGATAGTTTCTAGGAGCATTGAACTTTACAGAAGCAATACTTTCTTGCTCTGATCCGCCTGTAGCTGCAGTTACTGTCTGCACGTTTATGTTGCTATATCCATCGATGGACGTAGGTGTGGCAAACGTATTAGCACCTTGGGTTAATGTTCCACTACAAATTCTATAATCAGCAACAACGATATTTCCATTAGTAAGACCCTTGCCAACAGCATTGTCGCCAAACTTAATTTCATACTTTCCATCATCGTTTTCATTTATAAAGAAGGCGTATGTATTGCCGGTCACTGCTGTAAAATCTGTTGCGTTGATCCATGTTGTCTGCGAGGTGTTTGAAGAGGACTCTTGTACCTTTACAGATATGCTTCTAGTATCTACATTTTGATTAGGTATAACATATCTCACAGGGGATGCATCGCTCACATCAAATCGATAAGTGAACGGCCGGCCCTCTGTGATATCTAAATTTGCGGAATAAGCACCTGATGAGTTAGCATTTATTACTCTAGCCTCAGGATTGACGTACACATATTGTATCCCATCAATTGTGGAAACAAATTGAGTCAGAGCTGGTATAGTAATGTTATTCGGCGTGTCATCAGGCGTAACAGTTAACTTGATGGTTGCAGTAGAGCCTTGTGACGAACGTGGCGTATACCCGAGCATCTTAGCTCTAGATACCACATTATTCCGCACTTGTGCAGAATCAAGAAACATTTCGTTACCTACCATGTTCAAATAGAAGGCATTCTTGTAAGTATTGTAGGCTAGCAGGTTCAACATTATTTGCATCGTCGAACTTTCGTAATTGTAATCTCCAAGATCCGTTTGATTAGATAGAAACGTTTTGAGATCGCTTTTAATACCATCAAAATCTATGCTTGTGAGCTGTAACGCGTTATTTGCAGACATTTTATCTGGTTCTCTCTATTTCTAAACCAACAGTTATAGGCTGGGCTTGGTTTGCCACAAAAAAATTAATACTAATTTGAACTTTGCTGGAGTTGGGCGAAGCTACTACTGTAACCTCGTTAACTCTTGCTCTAGGTTCAAAGTTTTTTATTGCGGTTTTAATATCTTCTTCTATATTTACTTGCTCTATCGGATCGAAATGTTCGAAAAGTCGACTGCGAATGTCAGCACCGTATAGGGGATCGTATGGTCTTTCGAATCTATTAGTCAATATGAGATTTTTCAGAGCGCCAACTACAGCCTCTGCGTTCTTCTTAACTGTAACATTGCCCGTAATAGGATGAGCAGTCATGGTGATACCAAGATCACTAAACTGCACTTCCTTACCCAGGGGATTTATAGATCCTGATTTAGACACATTTATTCCTTAGCTTGATAAACTATTTATCAGCGTTCTTAACGTCTTGTATCTCTTTTCGCCTTACTTTTACAAGTTTTGCAATTTCAGCAAGTGCCTTGCGAGCTCTAGTTCCTGCTAGCTTGTTGCCTTTCTCGAACTTTGTGTTCTCATCATCGTATGTTTCAAAAAGTGATTTAAGCATTTCATTAGTCATAATTAACTCCTAGTTATTATAGTGGCTTTAAAGTAGTGCCACCGGTTTCTGTGTGTTTATGTGTGCCAAGCTCGACATCTCCGTCCTTAACTTTATTAGCCTGAACTTCGTCAACATCAATCTTACCTTGCGTAGTTATTGTTCCGCTTCCAAGATCCACAGCGTGAGAGGCTGCAGTTTGAATAATTTGCTTCTCAACAAATATTCTATGGTTGCCTCCTATGTTTTCTTCTTTATCTCCATCAACATTGATCTTCCAGTTACCCGTTATGTTGGTAGTACAATCAGCATCTATGGTTAGAAAAACATTGCCTTTAACATAGACGTGGTTATCGTTAGCAACTATAGAGTACTTGTCCCCAGTAATTTTTGTTATACTGTCCCCCTCTGTCGTTACCTCATGATACGTTCCGCTAGGGTGATAATCCGTTCTTCTCGACTCTCCTGTATCAGTTCTGTTGACTAGTTGGGTAAGCATTCCAGACTCTGATGCTGTAGTTTGCACAAAAGGATACAGGGCATCTTGGGGCTCTTCTGGCTCACTCCATAATTGATCCGAGCTCTTATCTTTTGTGATGTCTTTTGTTCTTTTTTGTTTTCTTAATTCTGATTGAGCCGATGGATAGCCTTCTTCCACTCTGGCGGCTCTTGGCAGCTCTGATTCACCATTCAGCCCGTTTTCATCAAATCTATATCCAGGTATTTGTCCTGTAACCATTGGTCGTTGACCTGACTCCCCATCCATAAAAAAGCCAAATACCCATGTCCCAACAGTCAACCCTGACGCAGATGCGGCTGGCGCAGTGACTGGTTGAACCGTAGACGCCCAAGGCAGATCTATAGTTGGTTGCTTGTCCTTATCCGTAGAGTGCCATCCAAAGCATCTAATTTTAACTCGACCAAGTTTCAGCGGATCATCACGGTCCTCTACCTCACCGATAAACCATATAAAATTATATCCCATAAAATCCTTAACAAAATCAGTCACCGGAGCCTCCTAACAATTTAGACACCAAACTACCGATAGTGCTATCAGTACCAAAGGGTAAATCAGTATACTTCTGCATGACGTATTTAACAGGATTAGAAACCAGTTGGTTTGAATCATTTACACCTGCTATTTTCTGGCCTCTTAGATCCGTAGCAAATGATTCTTTGAC